ATACTGCATGTGCTTTCATATTTTCCGGTACTGGATTGTGGTGCCCATGCAAAAACCTGCTGATCACGCAAATAGGTCATCACCAGTAATTTACCGTCATCACGAATGCAGAAGGCGCTGGAGTAAGGGACAATCGAGAAGCACCAGTCAACAATGCTGTGCTTCTGAAAAAGATGATTGGCAAGGATGGTCAGGTCGTTCCCCTGATAGCCGTCAACATCGAATGAGTAGGCCAGATCACGGACAACGCTGCCTTTCTCCTGGACGAACAAAGCAATATTCGCCACGGCAATTGGCGGGACGTTGCTTGAGCCATTTGATCCCTGAGAGCTGAATGCAAATGATGATGGGGTTAACACTTTGTTCTGGTCGCCGGTGATGACGTACTCACCTCCGGAAGTCAGCGCCACCAGCGAACCAACATCAATCAGGTGACGGATCTCATTAACCTGACGCCCGGCATAGGTGTAGATAATTCTGTCATCATCCTGCGTAGGATTGCTTTTGCCAAAATCCTTATAATCCCCAGTACGGCTGGCCCAGATAGTCTGAGGGAACGCAGTCGATGCGGCGAAGTAAAGACGTTGTTGATAATAAACAACAGTGCCAGGATAACCATTAACACTGTTCCAGGCATATTTAGCCCATTTATAGCTGGCATTATCCTCGCCAACTACCTGCGAAGGGATATAGGAAATCACCTCGGCAGTTGCAGTAGTTCCATTTGCAGCAGTGATACGGGCAATGCCAAAACCACTGTGCAGATATTCCCACTCAATGCCAGTATCATCATCACCGGATCCGCCCCAGCCATCCCATGATGTGCCTTCTGTATGCGAAGGGCGCAAAGTACCTGTTTTGCCTGCTGTAACGGCGCGATAGTAGTTACTGTCTGCACGGCGAATATCGCCAATCGACGTACTCTTACTGGTTTCCCATACCGGCACAGAATCCACTGCAGGCTGTTCCAGATAGAACAATTTGCCTACCTGCTCCGCGCCAAAAATAGAGGCGCTTGCCGTTAACGTAATTGTCCCGGTGCTGGCGCTGGCATAAACCGTCACTGACTCGTCAATATTGATATCTTCAAATGGCCCGTTCTTCGTTACCACATCAACCAGTTGCCAGTTGTCATGCGCATAGCGGCGCAACTCTTTCGGCGGGTATGCCGGGTGAACCAGCGTAAGCACGTCTGCGCTTTGCGTGAATTTAATTCGGAACAGATCGGCTTCAGTATATGGCGTGGCAATTTCATAAATAACATTGCTGCTGTTCAGCACCAACGCACCATCTTTGATAACGCGCATGTACTGGTGTCCGAACTCCAGAGCATAAGTCTGAACCGTCGAGAACTGGAACGGGATCAGGCGGCATTTCCGATTTGGGTATTTGGCGGCACCGACAAAACGCGTACCAGGTCGATTCTCAACGCCGCCATACTGCCGCACGATAAAGTTATCGCACTTGCGCAATGCCACCTGGTACTTCGCCATGTCGATACGACCGTACAACGACGGTCCAATCTCACCACCGGCAAAGCTGGGCTGGATCCAACTGATAGCCATCAGGACAACCTCGCAATGGTAAACTCGTCAACCGGTGGCTGTGGTTCCTGTGATTCATTCTGGCTATGCGAGCCAGCACTAAGAATCACGCGATTGTACATATTGAGGGCAAACGTACCGAGGTCTGCATTCCCAGTCAGCGCCATGTTAATAGCTGCCGCAAGACGCCAGGCTAACGCCTCCATAAAAATGGCATCAAACATGTTCACATCTGTAACGCGAGAGACATACTTGAGCCATGCCTGAGGCTGGTCTGTGTAGATCAACTTTCCTGTTCCGTTGGTGTCTGCACCAACTTCGTACTGAACGCGCATTGGTGCTGCTGGATTGCGTACACCAGGAAGCATAATTTCAGTAATGCGCAGACAATCGGACGGGTACTGGTACGCATATTCCCAGTCAGGCGGTGGATTGCTCGTATCTGCAAGCGCCACGCGTTTGGTAGCAAAGTTCCAGTCAAAATCAGAAAGCACAGCATCACGGCAGGCCTCAAAGTGCAGCGAACATTCCCCCGCTTCCTTGCTGGCTTCCGTCAGGCTGTTAATGCTGCGGCTATTGCCAATATTGGACAGCGCGCAATTGCAGATCTCTACTACAGAGGCCATTACTCCCCCCCATTGCCGTACAGAGTTTCAGCCGCTGATTTTCCTACATCACCGGAAACAGGAGCGATAGCCATATCAGTGATCTGCAGATCGGCGCTGCGATTAACACCATCGTCAGTTTCTCTGGCAGACAGGCCTCGAATAACAGCCTTTGCAGTTATCATCACTTCTGTTCCGACGCCCTGAGGTTGCGCCTTCAGCTTATTCAATGTGTCGTTATTCAGCGTGATGCACAGCCCCCACGGGTATTCATCGCGAGTTCTGGTTTCTCCGCTCTCATCCTGGTAGATGTCAGTGCCTGTTTTGAGGTTTACGAGTTCCATATACACTCCTGCAATAAAGGGGCCGAAGCCCCTTGTCTGATTCGCGAGGCTTACACGCCCAGTTCTTTACGCTTATCTGCGATCTTCTCGCGGAGCGTTTCGGCTTTGGCGTTATGGTGTGGCTTCTCGTTAAAGAGCAATTCGTACTCTTCACGGAGCTTATCCAGTTCACCATCATCTGACACATCGTTGATGATTTTGGTGCTGGTTGCTGCCATTGACACCTTTCCTGCAACTTTTGCTTTTGCCTGTCTGGCTGCATCGTTAACAGGTTCCAGTGCGCTACCAGGCTCACCTTCGTATTCGATTTCTGCCCCCTCCGGCCACAGAGTGTTATGGATATGAGAGAGGCGCAGAACGCGGTATCTTGGTTTCTCACCTGACATCGATATCACCTTAACCAGTTACTTTTGAGCGGATCGGATACGGCGTATTGGCATCAACATCAAGACTGATACCAGCAGTGAATTCGCCAGCCGTTAGTGGGCCAGTTGCGACGGAGTAGTTAACACGCAGATATCGCTGAACACCGGCAGGCACCTTTGCAGAAACAACTCGTTTACCTGCTGTCAGGGCGGTCTTTGCCAGTGCGCCACTATCATAAATAGTGGTCCATGAGCTGTTATTCTCACTCGTCTGCAACTGGATGTTTACAGTTGCATCACCGCTTGCCGCGGCGGCTGTGTTAACCAGCGCCCAAAACTCAAGCGGGTAACCCACGCCGATATCACGATGTTTTCCGTCAATTGGACCGAGATCGATTACGTCAGTAGAAGCCGCGGTATTCGTAACCGCCTGAGCTTCGGAGAACATCAACAGTTTGTCGGTGATCATCTTCTTTCTCCATTAGTGGGTCTGTTACGACCCACAGGTTAATAACAGGCGTTACACCACGCGGGCTTCTGTTTCCAGAAGCGCATCAGTTTCACGGATTGGTACACCACGGAATGAAGTCCACCACTCGCCTTCTGTCTCTTTTACGCTGATCGCCAGAGATGTTTTCTCCAGAGATTGCAGATCAAGAGCCTGGCCTACAGTGCGGTTCATGTAGAACACCGGGCGACCCATGCCACGGTTTGGAATGCGATGCAGTGCTTTAACCATCAACTTCGCAATATTTGCGGCAGAGGAAGGTTCTGAAAGATTGCTGACATCGATGTTTGCAATGCGAACAACATAACGCCAGTCACGCAGAGCAAGTCCGTTATCCCATTTGTAATGGGTGCGATAGCCTTCGTACTTGCCGCCATTAGCATCTTCCAGTGTCACCTGGCCTTTATCTTCCATCTGGATGCCAGCCTTCTGCCCTTTCGGGAAGATGCCATGCACGGTGTTTTCTCCCCACACCACTAACCAGATTGAGGTGTTATCTGTACCCGTGCCACCAGCATCAATGATGTTCTGAGCATTACCCGCAGACAGGCTGGAATAGCGGGAGGACAGTCCCATAAACTGCTGAGGGTTAACGCTGGAATCACCATAAAACAGCGTCTGCGCCATCTGCTGATTCATCGCTTCAATAAATGCGCGGTCTTCAGACAGGCGGAATTCGGCAGTATTGCCGTTAAGATCAGCCAGTGACTTATCGACTTCAGCATAGGTTTCCAGCATGCCAACGGAATCGGTTACCTGCACTGTGGTTGATTTACTTGGCTGTACGCCATAGTTCAGCAAACGCCAGGTAGCTGAAGGTAAACCAGAACGAATGGTGGTTCGGTGTCCGGTAGGAAGGTTCCCTTCGACAAAAGGCATATCCTGAAGGATCGGGTTAGTTTGACCGAGAAGCTCGATAATCTTATCGACTTTCCCGTTTGGATCGACGCGCTTACCCCAGTCAGCCAGCGTTAGCGCAGTTAAGCCTTTAACAGCCATTGTCATTTCCTCTCTTATTTGCCATAGAGCACTTCGGCCGCACTACGCTGGCCTTCATTACCACCGGTGACCATGCCATCTTCAGACATCGCCTTTCCGATTTTCACGAACGTTTTGACCAGATCAGGGTGATTACCCAGCCCGGTGGTGTTCAGATATTCTTTGAGTTCAGGTGTCCCGAACTGGTCAAGCGCACGCTGTGCGGCGCTAAGGTTAGAAATCAACTTGTCGCCACCGATTTCTTTGTCAGCTTTTACATCCGCAGCCCACTGCTCGGTTGTTTTCTGCCAGGCTTCTGCCTGGCGCTGCTGAACACCTGCCAGAATCTTCGGATAAGCATCAACCAGCTTTTGCGCTTGCTCGTTGGTCAGGTTTAGTTCTCGCGCCACCGGCTCGAATTCCTTTAACGCTTCTGTATCCAGCTCTACGCCTTCGGCAGCCTGAAACTCGTACTTCTCCGGCGCACCATCCGGTTTATCGCCGTCCTTTTTTTCACCCTGCTTATCGCCATCAGCAACAGGTTGTGGCTTATCACCTTCCTGTTGTGATGGATCACCAACTGGAGCAGGGTTATCACCTGCAGGCGCTGACGGTTCTGACGCAGCCGGAGCTGCTCCACCATCGACTGGTTGCTCATTGCAAAGACGGCGATACAGCAAACGCTCAAATAAATTCATGATCACTCCTGTTCACTGGCCTCTTTGGCCATCTTCAAATACTGTTCAGGGCAATGCGCCATAACGCGCTGAAACAGTTCCAGCGCCAGATTGCGTTGCCCCTCATTAAATGCCATTGCCATAGCGTCCATCGGAGAGATAGCGGAAAACACCCGGCCTTTCTCCAGCACAGACCAGACAACGCGACGCCCCTGTTCACTGCTCATGACAAAGCGAATGTCATCAATTTCACGCTGCGCCATGTCACGTTGCTTACGGGCGTTTTCTTCTTTCAGTTGATCGTCTTCGTAATCTGTCATTGTGATTGCCCACCCTGACCACTAACTGCATTCGCCATAGCTGACAAAACACTCGGATCCGAAGTTTTAGCTTCGCTTAGCGTCTTGGCACCCTGTGCCGCCGCCATCCCCATCGCCATCATTTGTTGCTGCTGTTGCTGCTGTGCCCGTTGCTGGCGAGCCTGCTCAACCTGTTCCTGCGGAACAATGACGGTTGGAGACACTCCGGACATATCAGCGAATGCATCGATCGCCTGATCAACGTTGAGTTTGTCGAGAGCTTCTGGTTTCGCTTGCGCAAGTTGACCAATGAAGTTGACCGTAGACGCCAGACTGGACAGGCCGATAGACTTCTGCGCCTGAGCCATGACGGAAATGTATTCGACCTTCAGGGGCATACCCTCCATCGCGTCAGGCGGTGGCGGCAGCATGTTTTTACGCACCATCATCGAGAAAGCGCGGTCAATGAGAGGATTAAGACATTCGTCGTTCAGACGCTCCAGAACCGGACCCAACATCAGAAGTTTTTCTTCTTTCATTTCGATCACTGCTTCAACAGGCATCGAGCGGGTATTGATGTTCTGCAACATCATGAACAGATCGACAAAGTAGGCGCTGTTAATGATTTGGCGAGTGTCCTGAATGTCTGCCACCAGATCTGCTGTACTAGGGTTAACCAGATAAGCAGGCCTGAAACCATCCTGACCAGTAATCTGATCGATATACGTGATGTCGCCAGGAAGAAGGGAGGCGCGCTGATTCTTGAGGGAAGTCGGAGCAACCATCGGCGGATTGGTGGCTTTATCAATCAACTGCGACTTGCGCTTCTGGAGAAGCTGCAATGCCTTAACAGGTCCAAGCGCCAGCATACCCGGGCATGATGATCCATAAACATCTTCGCCGTTAACTTCCCAGCGCGGAGCCATAATTGGAAACTCATCGAATCCTGACTCACGCAACAACTTGTCGTTATCGCCACCAACCTCGTAATAAACCGATTTGAATGGCTTGTTCTTGCTATCCAGCTTCGATGTATCGCGGTCAATGTTCGGGTAAACCGAATGCATCACTTCAATCCACTTCTCGTAGGTACCGCTTTCCCACATGCTTTTTACGGATTCGCTGACGTTATTTAGCCCGAACTCCTGAACAAGCTGACGAACAGTCATAGAGAACTTGCGAAAACAGGTGTCCACACTGCCACGAGGTGAGTTAGCCAGGTAGTAACTGCCTATCGGGAATGGCATTGTGCGAATGATGTCCTCGTCATCCTCCAGTACCGCCATTGCACCGGTGCTGTATGTGCCGAGGCTTCCGTATAACTGCGGCAGCGACTGATAGAGATTCGACTTATTGAACATATCGTTCATGCGGTTCTGCACCGCCTCAAGCCACAACTTAACAGGGCCATAATCCATCATTTCAGGATCTGGCGTAGCCAGGCGAAACCACGGACGCGCGGGGCTTGTGATGCCTGACATCATGCCGCTGGCGAGAGTGCGCGCCGCCATAGTCCCGGTC